TCAAGTGAATAAATCGGAGCGAACCAAATGATGTCCTTTGCACGCGTCAATGTCAAGCCGTGTGCTGCAACTTTCGGGTGTGCCAACAAAACTCGAATGCTGTCAGTGTGTTGAAAATTGTTGAAGATTTCATTTCTTTCTGTCTTACTTACATCACCATGGACTGACGCAACGTCGAAGCCGTCTGCTGTGAGCTTGTCACGCAACCAATCTTGTACGCCACGCAAAGGGACAAAGACAATGACTTTGTCGCCGATCTCATTCAATAACTCAGTGAGGGTATTATACCGCTCCGAGGCGTCGATGGCAATCGCACCGGGCTCGCCATACACGACACCACAGCTGATCTGCAACAGCTTGCTCAACACCACAGCGGCATTGGGCGCAGTCACTTCACCAGCGGCAAACACTGTGACCGCCTTGTTCTTCATCTCACCAAACGCTTTCTCTTGCTGCTTGGTCAGCTCAGTCTTGCGGCCAACGAAGTTAGTATCCGGCAAGTCTTTGCATTCGTCAAGCGAGAAACGAATCGATGGCTGCAACACCTTCTTGCATGTCTCAAGCGCGTCAGCGCGGGGAACCCATCGGAAGGTCGACACCTTCTGCATCACTTGGTCTTTGAATGTGGTGAAGCTCTTGGGGCAAGCGGCTGAGTCAACGAGGCGAGCCAACGTCCATGCGTCAGCAGGCGTCTGCGAGATCGGCGTACCCGTGAGCATCCACAGCCAAGGCTGATGCTTCTGCACCCACTTGGCGAAGATTTTGTATCTCTGCGAACTCGGCGACTTGAGTGCTGTTGCCTCGTCGTAGATCACCACGTCGAAGTCATTGAGCTGCGACTGCATGTTGGTGAAGCCGTCGTGGTTGATGATCACATACTGCACACCCGGCTGCGACAACAAGCGCTCGCGCTTCTCTTTGTTGCCAGTGCAGATCACGAACGAGCGATGCGGCAGATGATGCTTGAGCTCACGCCCCCACACAACAGTCAGCGTCGACAGCGGAGCGACGATCAGAATCTTCTTGGCCACGCCTTCGTCCAGCAGGAAGTCCGCAGCCCAGATCGAGCTGATCGACTTGCCAGTACCCGGCGCGTTCAGGCACAGCGCACGCTTGTGGGTCGTGAGAAACGCAGCCGTCTCCTTCTGGTGATCCATCGGTTGGAACCGAGCGGGCCAGTTGTAGTATTGCAGGATTGGAGCTGGCACGTGAAAACCCAAGTTGCGCAGCACCATCGCTTCGTCCACGCCATAGGGCAATGCAACGAGGCTCTCACCGCCATGCTCAAACACTTTGGCATGCGGGATGTACTGCGCAACAGCGGCGTTCTCCGTGCTGTTGATGACGATCTTGCGTTTTTCAGGAATTACCAGCATTCAGTGCCACCCATGCTTTGAACTCAAGCACCCATGTATCTACGTTTGTTTCTCTTACGATCCAGACTTGCCCGCCTGCATACGTCGCTTCATTGATCTCACGATTCTGGTTAGCAGTTGTGACACCTTTTCCAAACTTAGTCTCAATAGCAAATGGACAACCATTAACCCAGCCAACAAAGTCAGGGATACCAGCGCGACCATAACCATTAGCAGGTGGCATAAACCACCAACACTTGTCAGTATCTTTGAGAACAGCCCTGACAATCTTTTTGACATCGCCTTCATTTTTCATCTTTCACCTCTGTCAATTTTTGTTGCGCGAAAAACAAAATTATTTTCCGTGCTGTCTCATTCGCTGATATTGCCGGATGGTCATTGTCATTTTCATATACCACTCGGCAAACTTGTCCATCGCTGTTAGCGGCGTAGTGTTGCTCATCGTCTATCTTGTCAAGAGTTATATTTAGCTTCAGCAAAATGTTTTGCAAATGCCGCCAGAACCACAGTTGGTGGTCTTTCGCATATTCTCTCAGCGCTTCTTCGTCCCTAAGTCGACGCGCGTTATCCGCTTCGATCCGCTCTTTTTCTTTTTGTTCTTTGGTAGGCACAGGTTTTTTCACCACTGCTTTTCGCGGCTTCTTAATCTGAACTACTTCTGCGCCCAAAGAATACGCGGCCACGGACTTACCTTGAGAGGCGCTATCTCCCAAGTCGCTGTTCATGTACTCCCAGTCATCAGGCGTCCAAACAGATAGACACTTCAGATTGCTCACATCAACCCCCTAAGTCCTTCTTCATACAGCTCGCGTTGGTCGTGCGAGTTGTGAGTAACCACATAGAATTCTTCATCAAGATCAGGCTGGCACCAGCAGTCTGAGTGCAACTTGTGTTCATACGTATCGCCCTTGGGCACGACATGAACGATCGTTTGGTGCGCTGCGTTTTGCCCAGTGATTCGTAGCCATCCCAAGCTCATCGTCTTCCTTTCAGTCGTGCGTCAGGACAGAAGCCCTTCGCTGGGCACCACGGGCACAAACCCGATGGCTTGGTGTCGAACACACCGAGGTCAATCGTCTCTTGCACCTTGTCGAACCTTGGCTCCAGTGCACGCCACAGCGAGCCCAGAAAGCGCCGCTCGTACTTGGCGTTGGTGACATCGTCGAACTTCAACCAAATGAACGAAGTCTTCACGGTGTTGACCTGCGGGTACAGCCACATGACCATCGCAGCGAACAGCTGCAACTGCGTTGGGTTGTCCTTCACCTTGCCAGTCTTGTAGTCGAGGCAATATGCCGTGTCGCCATCGATGACCAACACGTCAGCGATCGAGCGAATCCACACGTCTTTAGCAAACCAGTCAACAGGTTGCAGCTGCCGGTTCACTGCCATCTGATGCTCGAACAACTTCTGCCCAGGGCGAGCGAGAATCTTGTCGACGATGTGCCCCCACTTCTCGAGCGTTGTCTTCTCCTCGAGCGCGGCTTCCGCACGCATGACGATGCGTTCTTCGTCTGAGCCAAGCAAGCCATACGCCTCGAGCACTTTGTGCACGCGGTCACCGTAATCCGATGCCTCGTTGGGCATGTTCTGCACGCGCTTGGACACGTACAGGTAGTCGAACTGTGCGGGGCAATTCTCGAATGTTGACAGTCGACTAAACGACAGAGGCATGATGCTGCTCAAACTTTTTCTCCCTTAATCGCTTGAACCGTGACACATTATTTTTCCATCCGCGCGGGTCTGTGGCCGAGCAAGATAGGAACTGCGGCTCGTCGAACTCGGCGAACCAAACCTTGAAGTGCGAGCCGTTGCGTGGCTCAGCATCGACAAGCGTAAAACCATAAGCTGCATAGAGGTTAGCTTGCTTGCGCAGTGCCTTCGGTATGACCATCTTCACGCTCCAGTGCAATGAGTGCCAATTCTTTTGCTGCGTTCTCCATCACATGACGGAGGATGTCTTCTCTCTTAGCCCACAACGATTGTGGGACAGGGCTGTATTCACAGCGCATGTTCATCAACGTCACGTACCCATCCCTGCAACGGACAGAGATGCGTGCGCTTTCGTCCATAGTGCGGATGTCGCATCCGAATTCTGCATGCGCCCAACCAGTTAGTCTTGACATGTCATTTAGCCTCGCCATAGCTATTCCCAACACCAGTTTCACATGCAACGGGGATGCTGCGACACCACTTGGGCGTCATGGACAGGCATTCCTCCATGTAGGCACGTGCGTCAGTAAGTTCTTCCGTCAATGGTACCGCAACTGCTTCGTCATGTACAGACAATTTCACGGGGTACCGCTTGTTAATTCGCGCCGTCTGCCACATCACAATCCGCATGGCGGCGTGCTGCGACAGGTTTTCCACGACCTTGGGGCCGAAGATGCGAACCCGCTGCTTGCCCATCAGGTACGTCCACTCCTTGGCGGTGCGATCCCACTGCAAGTCGTGATACACAACCCCCGGCTCACCCGGTCGGCCAAAGCCATCCCACTGCGTGACGAACCAGCCGTTGACATCCACGTTCAGCATGCTGCAACCGTTGGCGATGTCCGGCAGGATGATGTCGTTGCAATGCCGCCACAGCTCCACGACCTTGCTGTGCACCGAGCGATACAGGTCGACAATGGCGAAGGCGCGGTTCTCGTCGATCAGCTCCACCGAGGGGTCAGTGCGCTTGGCCAGCCGCACCATCTCTTGGAACCGCTTGGCCCCTGCACCATACTGCAACCCCAGCATGGCGGTCTTGCCCAAGAAGCGCTCAGCCTTGTCGGCCTTGGTGATCGTGCGCCCGAACAGCTTGGAAGCGAAGTCGCAGTACAGATCAACGCCCTTGCGCAGCTTCTCCACCACGTCATCCTGCCCAGCCAGCGCCATCACTGTGCGCAGCTCGATGTTGGACGAGTCACCCACCAGCACGGTGTGCCCCACCGGGGCCATCAGGGCGTCCCGCAGGCCTGCGGACGGGCCACGGGCGGGGATGTTCTGCCAGTTGATGCTGTTGCCGCCTGAGTACCGCCCAGTCGTCTTGGCACCCCAGAAGTTGAGGTACACCGGGAGCGGGCCACGCTTTGCAGTCTCCACAAACTTCAACGCACGGGTTTCTGCGATGGTTGTCTTAACACCCAGACGGGCGGCCACCAGCGCTTGCACATCAGGGTCGTCGTGCTCGAGCAGATCGGTGAACTCTTTATCGCTTTTGGCAAACGCATACGACATCTTGCCCGTGGTCTTGCTGACCTTCTCCGGCGGTGTGACGCCCAGGTTCTGCAACGCCATGGCAAATTTGTCGTTGGACATGATGATGGTGCGATCCGTGTTGGCAGCCTTCAGCAACTGCTCCTTGCGGTCGACTTCGTTCTTGTACAGTTGCTCCATCTTCTCGACGTGGCCAACCAGCTTGGGCTCGGTGAACATCCGCACCGTCATGTCGATCAGCACAGACTCCAGCGCGGGGGTGAACGCATCCATGCGCTTGCCCAGCTCTTTGCACAGCCACGTGTCATGCTTGCAGTAATCCGCGTATGCCTCTAATTCCATGGGATTAAAGTCACTACGTCGTTTGCCCTGCGCCTTCGTGACCTCGGTGCCCTTGGCTGGCAGCCGGTAATGCTTGGCCAAGTTGGCGAGGGAGTGAGACACGAGGTAGGGATGCAGCATGCGACCTTGGGCGAGCGTGTCCATCCACAGCTTAGGAACGATCGCGCAGCGCTGTGTCAGGATGAACCCATCGAACAGTGTGTTGTGGCAGCGCACGGCGCTGTTCTTCCAGTCGAAGTTACCGTGCAGCCAGCCAATGGTCTCGAGCTCTGGCCCACTGAACCAGACAGCAGGCTCGTCGTTCTTGATCACCGACACGCCAATCATCTCGAACTTGTCGTCGTTGATGTACGCATCAGTCTGCATCTTGCTGAGGCTGTACTGCTGGTCGTAGTACGTCTCGAAGTCGACAGTCAAAATATCCATTCAGTCACCAAAAATAAGTAAGAGTAAACAAGTTGCAAGCACAAGAAAAATTGGCAGGCCGATCACCATCAGGAAAATCAGCACTGCCAACGGGCTCATGTGTTTTCCAGCATAGCGGATGCGGCTTGCGCAGTGACCACTTCAATCGCCTCTTTGAAGTCCCTGGCGACGAACGTGCGCTGATTGATGGTCAGCAAGAAGCCATTCTCCGCCTGTCGGATGGACACGTCAATGCCGGGGATTCGGTGGCCTTCACGAAGGAGCGCGGGATACGCACCTACGGTGCCATCCGTTGCCCAGATACCCCCAGGCTGCAACCCGGCTGACGCTACCTGTGATTTATCGATGCGTCGAGTCATTGCGTCGACCTTCGCTAGCGCCAAAGCCTGCTCCACAGTTTTATTGTCCATAGCGGTTCTCCATTTCAATCAACAAGTCAATCTCATGCTTGATCTTCTCAAGGTCTTCAAAGCGGGACTTGCCCTCTTTGTCGCGCCAGCGCGTGATGCGCTTGACGATGCAGCCCTCAAGGAAGTTGAGGTTGTTCGCTGCGATGTACTCTACAGGTTGAATGCGTTTGCCCTTGTAGTGGTTGCCCGCAACCTGCACATCCAGTGCGCTTTTTTGTTCCATCATTTTGCTCCCATGACACGCATCAGTTTGATAGCGTGCTCGGCTTGAAATTTTGCGTCATCAAGTGCGTGGTGGTGTACACCCTCACGATCGTGCTTCACCTCGGGGCGTAGTGCCTTGAGCGAGCGATAGCAGCGGTCTTTGGTGAAGTGCCACGGGCGGCTAAGCCCAACGGCATTGTACGCGTTACTGAGGATCACGTTGTCGAATGTCGCGCCGTTACCCCACAGGCATGCAGCCTGCGGATACCACGTCTTGAACTCGTTGAGCACAACCTCGATGGGAGCGCCCTTGACTTTGAACACGCTGCGTGCAGCATCGGACTGCTGCATCCACCACATGACCGTGCTGACGTCCATCTTCATGCCAGCATCCACACAGCTCTGCGGATCGACGTTCATGTAGAACTCGTTGCCGAGTCCGTTGTCGAGATCGAACGCAACCGCGCCGATTGAAATGATCGCAGCGTTGCTGCCGTTACCCAGAGTCTCTAGG